CAAAAGATTGCTGCTCGTGATCAGGCTGTTAAATCAGGTGCATTTGGTGGCTCTCGCGGTGCTATTGCAGAGGCTGAGATAGGCCGCAACGTATTACAACAGCAAGCTAAGACCGGCGCAGAGTTGCGCTCACAAGGCTTCCAGCAAGCTCAACAGCAGGCTCAACAGTCGTTTGAACAGGCGCAAGGACGTAGACAGCAGGCTGCACAAATGACTGGCTCTCTGGGTCAGGCAGGCGCACAGACAGGTATATCTGCAGCACAGCAGGCAGCTAACCTAGGCTTATCTGCAGAGCAACTTGCTCAACGTGGCGCGCTTGAGGGTGGTCAACTTGGTCTTTCGGGGCAGCAAGGTATTGGTTCTTTAGCCGCTCAACGCGCAGGCATTGGCCAAAANNTAGGCAGTCAATTTCAGTCTGCACAGCAGCTTGGTTCTAATGTGTTTGGCGATCAAATGAATCGTATGCAAGGCGCAGCATCTGGCATGGGTGGCTTGACCAACCAGCAGTTCGGCAATGCTATGAACGCTTACCAAATGACTGGTGCTAACCAAAGAGCAGGCGCTCAGGGTATTGCTGGTCTAGGTCAACAAGGTCAGAACATGCTTACCAGTCAGATCGGTACACTTGGTGGTCTTGGTCAAACAGGTAGGGGCATTCAACAGCAAGGTCTTAACGCTCAGTACAAGGCTGGTACTCAAATGGCTGATGAACCATACATGAGGTTGCAGCGTGGACAACAAATGCTTCAAGGAGCGGCTCCGTTCATGCCTCAGTATAGAAGTGGTTATAGTGTTGGAACGCAACAAAACCAATCTTATCAAGACCCAAGTACAATGAGTAAGATTGGGCAAGTAGTTGGTATCGGGGCAAAAATTGCTGGCATGATTCCATCCGACATACGCTTAAAAGAAAACGTACTTAAGGTAGATGAAGTTGAGCCAGGTGTAGGTTGGTACACATGGGATTGGAATGATACCGCTAAGGCCATGGGCGTTGATGATCAGACCGAAGGCGTGATTGCTCAAGAGTTAATGGAAGTTGATCCAGGCGCTGTAGCCATGGGCGATGACGGCTACTACCGTGTAGACTATTCAAAGGTTAAGCGCAATAGAGCAGGGGTTCAGTAATGTACAATGAGATTATGAACAGACCAATGTTTCAAACGCCGCAGCAGCGTCAAGGCGCTGGCATTATGGCAGGCGTTGCGCCTGTTCGTGGGTACGCGGATGGCGACTTGGTTTCAGATGACTTCTTTANTNNTGANCANACTGAAGNNGGTTCAGGCATGAATNTTCGTGANCTTACTGATTTATTNTTTGANCCAGAAGATCCAATTGATTATGCAACTATTGGGCTTATAGCTTTTCCTCCCGCATACATTGCCGCTCGACTAGCAAANATGGGAGTTAAAGGCGCTAAGGCTGCANAGCAGGTACAAAAAGTAGTTAAGATGCAAGAAGCCATNCCAAGCAAGGTTGGTGGTGGATCTTCGGGTGCCAAGTCAGGTCTTCAACTTCAACTAAGTACTATACCTGCCGCGCTTATGGGTGAGGAAGAAGCCATGGCTGCTCCTTCTCAAGGCAAGATGAGCCGTGAACAAGCGGACGCAACTGTTCAAGAGATGTTTCGCCCTAAAGGTATTGAGGAAATCCTTCGTCAAGAGCCGCCTACAGAAATGGCTATAGGCGGGATTGTAGATGCTGGCAAGGCTCTTTTCAGAAGCCTTATGGGTAGGGCAAAAAAAGGCGAAGACGTTACTGATGAAGTGTCTGATGCCCTCACCAAGAACAAAATAGATGTTGAAGATGGCGATGCCATCATGGGCGCATCAATGGACTCTTTAGTTCCAACACCGAAGGCAGATGTTGCACGAACCGCAGGATCAAAGATTGATGATGTAGTTGATGTGCCAACTCCACCTGCACCACCTAGTATTGCGAAAAGAATTGCAAAAGGTGTTGGTATTCCAGCGGGTATTGTGGGCGGGGTATACGGTGCTGGTCAACTCATTGGAGACGATGAAGAAGCCGCTCCTGCGGCTGCTGCTGCTGGTGGTAAGCCACCACCAACTGCCCAACAAAAAGCACAACAAGCTGCAGCGCAAGGGCCAGCACCAATGGGGATTCCTGGTCCAAACGCTCCTGTTTTTTATGATGCGGAGACAGGTGAGTTTAAAGAAAAAGCCACCGGCCTAAAGAAATTTATGTTTGGCGAAGATGGTGTTGGTGGTGAACAAGCAGGATTTGCTGGGAATGTTTTAGCAAAGCTTCAAGATCCGCGCATGCAGTACGCATTAGCCAAGGCTGCACAACCATCAGAAGGTTTTGTGCCTCGCAACTTCTTTAGTGATATCGCTGAAGGACAAGCAGAATACGACATTCAACAAGCTCAACTTAAAAAGCTTGAGTCTGATTCAAAATCAGATCTCATGCAGCAGTATGAAGCGATTAGACCTTATGCTCAAGCCGATGAGGGTGAAACAGAAGAAGATGTTGATCGTAAAGTTTTCAAGAGTTTGTTTGACCAGTTGGATGCTGCGACTAGCCTAGAAGCATTGCTTACACTTTATAAGACATTGCCTAGCGCGCAAGTAGCAAACACAACACTAGATGAGTTTGCTGCTCAAGTTGGATTAGGTTCAGTATCAAGGCTTTTGACAAAGCGTGAAGACACAATTTAACAATGCCTACTTACCACAAGGTCAGAGAAGACGGTAGAAGCTTATACATAGATGCTAACAGCCCTGAAGACGCAAGCAGGATACTTCGTGAGAAGAATTTGGCTCTCAAGGCTGAGAAGAAACAACAGGCGTATGAAGCTTCCCCTGAGTATCAACCTGGAGAAACGTTAGAGTCTGAAAACATAGGGACTGGAGGGGCCATCCTTCGTGGTGGTTTAAATGGCCTTGTAACTATCCCTACCGAAATAACAAAATCCATAGGGTTAGGGCTTCAAGCTGCAGGTGCAGAAGAACTTGGTGGAGATTTTGTAAAAAGCGCGGATGCTGTTAAGGAAAGATTTGCTCCAGACATAGAAGATCTAGGTCTTGCTGCAGAGATACCCAAAGCATTAGTTCAGTTTGGTTTGCCTGCTGCCGCAATCTTAAGAGCCACAAGAGGTGCCAACAAAGCAACTCAAATATTAGCTACAGCGGCAGGCGAAGGTCTTGTAGCTGAAGAAGATATGAAAACATTTGGTGATACCTATCTGCCAAATCCGTTAACCAAGACGCAAGAGTTAGAGTTTCTTACAGGTCAAGAGCGTGCTTACACTGCGCTATATAACAAAGGCAAGACCGGACTTGAAGCTGCCGCGCTAACTCTAGGTGTTCCTTTGGCACTCACAGGTGCTGGTGCAGTCATAAGAACCACATCAAACGTAGCCGCCAATGTTCCAGGGGTTAAACAAGTAGCTGATGGTGTTATGGCTGTGGGCGAAGGCTTTAGCGACATGGTTACGAAGGCAGAGAAAGCATCACCTTTGCTTAACAAGGCATTGTCTCAATTTAGATTTCGTGGAGACTTGCCTGACGAAACAGTTGCTGAGATGAAAGCTTTGCAAGCAACTAATTTATCTCACCTTGCTCACAAGAACAGCATTGCATTTAAGGATCTTGAATCCTCACTTGGTATTGTAATGAAGTCAGGCAAAGAGAATGGATTTTCTCAAGAGATGGTTATTAAAGCATTAGATGACTTCATTAACCCAATGACTGATGAATTCATTGATCCAAAAGACATCAATGCTTTGTCTAAAGCAAAAAGCAGTGCCTTCAAAAAGCAACAAGATGCCGCTCAAACTCTTATTGAAATGGACAAGGCGATGGGGTTTGTTACTAGCGACAAGCTAAACATAAACACCAGCCCAGATGCGATTAAATCTAAACTTAGTTTGTTTAGGTCGGCAAAGAATGTCCGTAACACCATAGATGAATATAGTAATGAAATCCTAGGGCGTAGAGAATATCTACCCGATGGTTCTGAAGAAACTATTGCGGGTCAAATAGGGTTGTATAACGCTAGACAGTACAGAATGTTTTTGTCTGACAACTACGAACCACCCCAGGCTGTTGTTGATAAAGCAGTTGCAGTTGTAATGAAAGCATCTGAACAAAGCGGAATGCCAATAAGCAAACAAGAAGCAGTAAACCAACTATCTCTGCTCACAAGAAAGAATCAATTCAACGATGTGTCTCTTAGCCCTAAAGATCTTATAGACGATAACGCTTTGAAAGGCGTTATGCGTGGCCCTTTAAGGGGCAGAACGCTTCAGAGCAAAGAGATTAGAGATTTCTTGGGTGAATACACAGCCAAGCGGGGAACCACTGAAGAGAAAAGAGAGGGTCTTCTAAGGGGCGCAAAGGAAACTCTTGGCAGGCAATCAGCTTTAATTTCTAAAGGTAAATACTTTTCTGAACTAGATGATTACAACAGGATGTTATCGCCTGAAGCTAAAATGTTTGTTGACGATGTGCCTGCATCAGACTTGCTTAAAGGAACTAACAGTGAGTTTGTTCAAGTGCCTGACGCGCCTGGTTATGGAAGACTTGCTGGCAAGTATGTAAAGCGCGAATACTTTAACTCTATTGAAAAGTCAGCAACCAGCATGCCGTTTGAAAACGTCCCTGTTGTTGGAAGCTTGTATGCAACCATGCTTGGCCTTAAGGGCGCAAGCCAAATGGCTAAAACGGTATACAACCCAACAGGCCAAATAAGAAACGCAACTACAGCCATGGCTTTTGCTATAGCAAACGGTAACGTACCTAATGGGAAAACTCTTGGCGAAGCTTTTGAATTAGTGTCTGCAGATCTTCGACAGCAGTTTGCAACTCAGGCAGACAAGAAACTTTTGTTTGAAGATTTAATTAAGAAAGGACTGGTAGGACAACAGTCTCAAATTAAAGAGCTTGAGGATTTAATTGCACTGGGTGCTGATAAAGGCATATCAATATTAAACCTTCCTGCAAAACTAGCAAAAAGCAAGCAGAACGGTTTTTCAGCTAGGCTATATCAATCAAGCGATGATATCTGGCGCATCTTTAACTACATGACAGAAAAGAAGAAGCTTGTTGGAATGGTTCAAAGTTCTCAAGTAAAGAACCAACCATTCAACATGAAAGCTACAACGATTGATCAAATGAAAATCGCTAGAGCGAACAACCTTGACCCGAAAAACGTAGATGTTTCTCAGTTGTTTAATAAGTTTGGCAGTTCAACAGGAAAGGTAGATGAACTTGGTAAGCCTAAAGCTCCAACCGTATTTGATGAATTCATTGACGCTGAAGCTTCCCTAATTACTAGGAACGTAGTGCCTAACTATTCTCGCGTACCAAAGGCAATTCAAAGCATTCGTATGTTGCCTCTTGGTAACTTCATTGCATATCCAGCAGAAATTATTCGTACAAGCGCAAACATTATGCAGCAAGCTATTAAAGAAATAGCAAGCAACAACCAATATATAAGACAGCGTGGAATGGATAGGTTAATGGGCTTTGGCGCGATGACTACAGCGGTTCCTGCTGCTGCAACAAGCCTTGGTTTAGCAATGACAGGATCATCTCAAGATCAACTTGATGCGTACAAGAGGTCGGCGGCTGCGCCATGGGATAAAAATAGTAATCTAATACCAGTTAGAACTGACAAAGATGGAAACATATTAGAGGTTATGAATGGCTCATATACATTTCCATATGACTACATGACTAGACCTTACAAGGCTGTTATGAACGCTATTTCAAACGGGGAAAGAAGAGAGGAAAAGTTAAGGGCAGTTCTATTTAATGCTACTTGGGGTGCAACAAAGGAATTCATGAGTCCTTTCTTCGGTGAATCAATTATTACAGAAAGAGTTGGAGATGTTTTTCTTAGAGATGGGCAGCGTAGAATTGGTGGAAAATTATTTGAAGAATCAGACGATGTTGGCGATCAAATATGGGCTGCAACATCTCATGTTATAAATGGTCTTGTGCCGCAATTTTCCCCAGTTGAATTTAACACTAAAGAGCCTATTGGTAGATCAATTGAATACGATAATCCTTTAAGGATCTTCAGGTTAGGCGATCTAGCTCAGTCTGTTGCGGTAGAGACAGGCTTGATGGACCCCAAATACAGAGTCAGTGAAGGCGGCAAGCAATTAGACTTCTTTAACGAACTTGCTCAAGCGACAAGTGGTGTGAAAACTATGAAGATCGATATGAAAAGATCTTTAAAGTACAAAGCTTACGAGGCGCGCAATGAAGTTGCTGCGGCAACTCAAGACTTTAGAGCAATCAAAAATGCTTATGGCCCAAGACCGCCAAAAGAAATACTTGTTAAGTTTCAAGAAGCCAATGAGCGTAAGTACAAAGCCCTTAGAGATTTATCTATTGCGGTAGATGACGCAAAACTTTTGGGGGTTTCAACCGAAGAAGTGGGAACAATATTAAGCAAAGAAGTTGGTGGAGTTGCTGATTGGAGAGCAGTTATGAACCATGTCTTTGTTCCATACTCTCCACCAGCAGGGGTTGCTGCAGGGGCTTATGAAGCAAGCGAAACTAAAATTAGAAATGAAGTTCCGCTTCAACAAATATCAGATGAGATCACTAAGTCAGTGACTGATACTAGGCAACAGTTTCCTTTACCGGCTGCGCCCCAACCAAGACCCGCCCCACTACTTGAACGCGCTGGCGAAGCTGTGCAGAATGCACCTTCTTTGTTCAATAAATCTACACAAAGAGCATCACAATTCTTGCGCCAACAAGAAGAAGATAAACTTATGGGCGGTGATTAATTGATCCCTCAACGCGCACCGAAAAAGAGTAAGTACTTCGCCAAGAAGACTGAGTACGATGGCATCATGTTCGACTCAAAGCTTGAGGCGGCACGCTATAAAATACTTAGGCGTTACGAAGATGCCGGTGAGATCTCTGATCTAGAGGTACAGGTAGACTTTCCCTGCATAGTCACAGTAGATGGCGAGGACAAAAAGATCTGCTCATACGTTGCAGACTTCCGCTACAAGCGCGATGGTGAGGTGGTGGTNGAGGATACTAAGGGTATGATCACCCAGGTATTCACGCTCAAGAAGAAGCTTGTTGAGGCGCTATACCCAGGGACCAAGATACTGATTGTTAAAGACCCACGCGCTTGGGACTAAAACCCAGGGGTGCTTTCATCCATGTTGTCATAGTAGCTACCTGGAAACTCAGCCCTAATCTTCTCGCCCTCGATCATCATCTGGGTGTTGAAGTTAGTCTTAGATAGTTCCCGCATCTCTGCGCTACTGTACTCGTACTCAGCCCCTTCTGGGCCTTTGCCATTGAAGAACTCCAAGATACCTGCTCGATAAGCCATGCCGTCAGGCGTGCTTCTCTCAGGCATATGGTCTGCGTTGACCAGTGCGGGTATCCACATATGGTCCTTACAGCCCAGTGGCTGCTCTTCAATTGGTATGGATCTATTGCTACGACCACAGTACCAAACCGCGCCATTGGAGTTAGTAAGTGGCTTCACATGCACACAGTTCCTGCAGTTGACTGACTCAGGTAGCCGCCGACCATAGTAGATGTCCTTGTACACACTAGGCTCATTCTTCATACGCCAATCTTTCTCTGATCGGCGAGTGCCAATGTCTGGCCTATCGCTGCAGATTATGCGTTCAGCTTTCTCTTGAGCACGCTCCCAGATTTGTGGCTTGTAATCGATGATTTCAGAGTATATCTCGCTGTTGTTTTTGTTCATCACTACAGCCATACACTTGGTCAGACCAAGCGCGCCCATGTAAGCATGGATCTGCACACGGTATGAGTCGCTCCAGTCCTCGTAGCTTTGTAGCTTAACCAGTTCTTTAAACCGCTTGTCGTTGGCGCTCTTGACCTCCATGAGAAGAACAACCTCTTCATCAGGGGGTGGCAGTACGCCCTTGAGAAGGCCATCACAGGAGCCTGCGAAGTGACCGCCAAGGAACGATGCCCTGAACTGGTTACCATCTTCATCATGCGAAGCTATAGATATAATCCCAGTGTCGCGGATGTTATCTACGATCTGGTCCTCGATGCGGTTGCCCAAGTCAAACAAGCGCAGCATCCTGCCGCCGAATGTAGATGGTAAGCACCAGCGGAATCCCATCCACTGTCGGTACTCATCATCATCTCCTATGCCACTGAACCCTAGGTGTCCACGGTTCCGGCCTTCCTTTGCGGCAATGGCTTCATCGATCTTTTCAAAAATGGACGCTGACAACATTCCAGTATTTCCCCTCTTTTCTTACGGTTATTTGTTTGATGTGATTCATATTGTTCTGGACGTTCACTTGATGCACGGCCCAGTCAATGTCTGCAGGGCATCTGTATTGCTTGGTCAGCGCCCTCCACTTCTTCTCCGCCATCATCCCAGCCTTACCCTTCATGCCCAGCATGATAGGCATGTTCTGTGGCCAGTAGTCGCCTGGACTTGAGAACATGACGTTCAAGTATTCATTACCACTCTTAGATACTTTCTTCTCAGCGGTAACATAATCAACGTCTTTGATCTTCTCTTGCTTCTCAGCAGGATCTTCTAGCTCATCTGATAGAACAGAACCTGCGGCTGCTTGCCTGGATGTGGCGGCATCCTTCTCCTCTTGCATCGCGCCTAGTATTAATTGCTGCTCTTTGACCATCTGCTTAACGCGGTCAGCGCCACACTCAACGCAGGTATATACATCGTAGTCGTTTACCCCCACGCACTCATCGCAGATCCAGATCTTAGGAGTCTTGCTCTCTTCCTTCTCAGGCGCTGGTGGCTTGGCAGTATCGATACACCCGTGACGCTGCATGTTCTCGCCATAGTCCAGTAGCATGCAGTCTTTCTTGTCACCCCAGGTACGCATGCCACGGCCACAGATCTGAACGTACAAGCCAAGAGACTTGGTGGGTCTGAGCAGTGCTATACAATCAGTTCGCGGGGCATCCCAGCCTTCAGTTAGAACAGCTACGTTACATAGCGCGTTGATCTTGCCATCCTCAAAACGTTCAAGGATATCTTCTCGCTCTGCTTGTGGGGTTTCCCCCGTCACTACTTCCGCATTAATCCCTGCTTGCTTCAGGTACATGCACATCTTGTTCGCGTGATCTACAGTGATACAGAAGAACACACTGCTCAGTCTGCCCTTGCTGTAGGCTTTGTCGATCCAGTCATTGATGATAGACAGCATGGTCTGATCTTCCATGGCAAGCTTTGCAATGTCGGACTCGCGGTAGTCACCACCCTTGAACTTGACCCGCGCAGTAGACGCATCGATCACAGCTTCATCTGCCACCTTAAATGCAGACAATCGGCACAGATAACCCTGCTTGATCATCTCAGGTATGCCTACCTTGTACGCGACACCAGAAAAGAACTGATCATCTAGGCCATAGATAAAGCCTTGGCCCATACGATATGGTGTGGCAGTTACGCCTAGGATCTTAGGCTCAGTCCATTGCTCATCATCAAAGTGTTGAAAGATCTTGCGGTAGCGTGTCTTTGGATCTGGCGCAACGTGGTGGGCTTCATCAACAATGATGTAATCGAAGTGACCGCTAGACCCCAAACGCTTTGGTGTGGCCAAGGTGTCACGGCTGGCGATAACAATACGGGCATCTACTTCAAACTGGTTAAGCCCAGCAGCCACAATGCCTGACGGGGCGCATGACCAAACCTTCTTGAGTTTGTCATCTGCCTGTGACACAAGCTCCTGCCGGTGTGCCAAGATTAAAACCCTGCAGTCAGGCTCTCGCTCAAACAACTGCTTGATTAGGTTGGCGAAGACCACAGTCTTGCCAGCGCCTGTAGGGAGAACGATCAGTGGGTGCGTGTCTTGGGTTTTAAACCAGTGCAGCGCAGCATCAATTGCTTCTTCTTGATAGTATCTTAACTTCATTAGTGACATACCACTGGTTCTAATTGATCTTCAATTTGCTTCAGGGTTGTTAATAAAAAAGGGCTTAAGAACTCAATGCGCTCATTAGCTATGAGGTAAGTGGCTGCATAGATCATCATGGTTTCTGCAAACACATCAGGATCTAAATCATCCGCAATACCTGCCATGTTCTTAATAAGTTCAAGGGCGTACTGGTATTCTTCGTTTGCCCCAGGCATTTCAATTTCAAATTCTTCATTCATTTTACAATAGCTCCATGAGTATTAACGCCTTC